ATTGCATTTATGTTTGAGATAGGTTACTAATGGCTTGGTGGTATTTTATGTGTGGTTTGTCTGCAATTATATTAATTAGCGATTGGAATGGCAGACTTGAACCTACTGTAAAGAAGATTGAGCAGAAATTAGGAATACCTGTTTATTATGCTCCAAGTGATTCAGTAGATATGGAAATAGACAATCCATATCCAATGCAAGACAGTGTCCAGCAAGACACATTTAACAATCAAAGACGGAATGATTAGGGTCGTGCCTGATTGGAAAGAAATTGGGTCAGTAATGAAGTTTGTTTTAACAACTTTTTTTATAGGCTTTATGATATCGTTGGTAGTTGTCGCTTGTGCTGATGAATATTACTTTGGCAAAACAAGAGAAGAATTGGCAAGGGAAATGTTTGTGGTTGACTCATTGATAATGGACTTAAATCTTACATTGGATACATTAAATGCAAAAGGGTATTAATGCTGACAGTCAAATCCACATCTCAGTCGCCTTACTTGTTAAAGCCACAATGCTGGTTGCCGTTATCACTGGAAGTTGGTATCAAGCTCAGATGAGATTTGCAGAAATAGACAGAAAATTAGAAGACTTGACAGACAAGGTAACAGTCTTGACAGCATCTGTCGAGGGGATGGAGCAAGAACATATACAAGAATTAGAACAGACCATTACTGAGCAGAAAAGTCTGCTACAGAGGATGGGATTTAAAAAACCATAAATACGGGAGTATGAAATGACAAATCAAGAACGATTGGAACAGTTAAGAGAGCAACAAAAACAAGCAGAGGTGAACTTTCACCAAATTGCAGGTGCTATTGCTATAGTTGAACAACAAATCGCTGAAGAAAATGAAGCAGAAAATTCTAAGGAGAAAAAGAAAAAATAAATGTACGAAGTCTGGGCAGAGTATGGAGCAATCGGTGTTATCGTCTTTTTATTTGTGGGGCAAATTTTGTTTCTACAGAAGACTCTTATGGCTCGGTTGCTTGACCTCGAAAACGAAGAAAAAACAACGAGGGAAATTGTAGTAAAATTGATTGATAGAACCAATCGCTCGGATGAGAAACGGGAGGAGTTTTGGAGAGAGCTATCAGACGACTTAGCTTATTTAAAAGGTCGTACAAATGGCAAGAACTAAAACCAATATCAGAAAAAAAAGTTATGGAAAAAAGACGAGTCAAGGTTCAGGACGTGGAACGAAAAGGAAATACAAAAAATACAAAGGACAGGGAGGACGTAAACGATGAACAGAGCCGAAGTTGACCAGCATAGGTCGGATGTTTTACAGCGTCTTGCAAGGTTAGAAGAAAAGCACGATGCTCACGTTGATATGACTCGTGATATAAAATTAATGCTACAACTCCAAAATGGAAGAGTAGCTGAACTCGAAAAGAAACAATCTTGGTTTATGGGAGGACTTGGGGTAATTACTTTTGTCTTTGGTTCTCTAATAGCTTGGATTAAAGGAGGAAATAGTGGCTGATTGGTTAGCTCAGAATTGGGAGTGGGTGTTGTTAGGTTTTATGGTATGCGAAAAACTTGTAAAACTTAGCCCAACCGATAAAGACGATATTCTTTTAGATGTCGTATGGAATGGACTTAAAAAACTAGCTAAGAAAGGTTAGAAAAATGGCAAGTGTAAAAGGAATGCTCGGAAAATGGGTAAAGAACCGAGTAAAAAAAGTTGGTATCAAAGGTGTTATCTTACGAGCAGGAGACGAAGTCGTAAAAGCAACGAAGACCAAAGAAGACGACAAAGCTTGGGCAGAAATGAAAGAGTGGATAAACGCAAATTGGAAGTAAAATTCTCTGAGATAATGGAGAAAGTCTTAAAGCACGAGGGAGGGTATGTGAACGACCCTGACGACCCCGGCGGTGAGACAAAATATGGCATCGCAAAGCGTAGTCATCCTGAGGTAGATATAAAAAATCTAACTATTGATGGAGCTTTAGATATTTACAAGCGTTTATATTGGACACCATCGAAAGCTGAAAAGCTCGTACCTGAATTACGTCTATGTTATTTTGACGGTGTAGTTAATATGGGTCAAGGTAGGATGGTTAAGGTCTTGCAAAGAGCGTGTAATAATAAAAACGGAAGAGGTAAAAAAATAGCTGTAGATGGACGGATAGGACGAATGACGCTCAAAGCATCGGAAAACCTAGAAAACGAACGTCTTAAAGCGTTTAGACTGCTCTATTACGCTAATATTGTTAAAAAGAACCCTGTACTTGAGAAGTATTACTTCGGGTGGTTCAGGCGTGTGATGTTTTGATTGTTAAACGTGCTATTATTATTCCAGACCAACACTTTCCACTCCACGACCAAAGTGCAGTTAATGTCGCTTTGCAAGGATTGGAGCTTGTTAAACCTGACATCTTCATCAATTTGGGCGATGTCGGTGAATGGGACTCAGTCTCTGCCTGGAAATACAAAAAAGTTAAGCAACCTCCACTCGAATTTCAATTACCTCTCATTGATGAGGAGATTGAAAAAGTTAATGAGGGGATTGACCAATTTGACAAAGTGCTGGATAAAATCAAATGTAAAGAGAGATACATTCTTGCAGGGAATCACGACGAATGGCTGACTTACGGATTTTGCTTGAAGTATCCCTATATGAAAGACTATACTTTCAGGAAAGCGTGTCGGTGGGACGAGCGTGGGTATAAATACTATGAATACAACCAACCTCTTAAAATCGGTAAAGTCAACTTTATTCACGGAGCGTACGCAACCACTTACCACGCTAAAAAGCATCTTGAGGCTTATGGCTCTAATATCATTTACGGTCATACTCACGACATTCAGCGTCATACACTTACTAAGCTCGATAGTGGTACTATTGGTGCGTGGAGTATGGGATGCCTTAAGGATATGAGTCCAGCTAAAAATAAATGGTTGAGAGGACGATTACATAATTGGAATCACGCATTCGGTATTGTTGATTTCTTTAAAGGGGGAAATTTTAAAGTTGAGGTCGTTGAAATAGTGAAAGGAGCTACGTCTTTATGGGGTCAGAAATTAGAGGGTTGACCATTTGGCAAGAACCTATTGACGACATTGGATTGGACGAGGGTATTCAGCGATTGAAAGACCTAAGAAAAAGACTTGAGTTGGACACCTTATTTAACCCGACGCAGGAGTCAATAGATATAACTATAGAAATTTTAAATTTAATTAATCACTTAAACGTTCCAGTGAGAATGACTGAGGAAGGACAAGCATAAATGACGAACTCATATTGCACAAGAGAAGACCTGACTTTCGTTAAAGCAGATATTGGAAACTATGACGGGAAAGCTCTTATTCAAAGCTGGGTAGCTCATAGTGGAGATTTATGGAAATCTGCTAACGTTGGTCAATATGTAGAAATGGTTTACAGAGACGGACTAGAATTAGGTTCTGCTCAATCAAGTCAGGGAGCAGTGGACTCTGATGGAGAGTGGTACTATGATGAGGGTGCAGATATTTTATGGCTCTACACAACCACTTCACCAGCTACTGTAAACAATATTGAAATCGGGAGAGACGTATCAACTTATCAAAATGAGGCGATAAAACGGGCAAGTGATTATTTAAGAGCATATATAAATAAACCAATTATGCCTAGAACGGGAACGGGACAAGCTGATGCAACGGGTGATACATACGAGGAAATTATAAATCGTAGTACCTCAATACTTGCAGTGAGCTATTTAATTCGTGGAGTTGACACTGAGTTAGCAGACTATTATGAGCAACGAGTAGTGAATACGGAGACAGGTCAGGGGTATGCAGATAGAATCAAACGTGGTGAAATTAAACTATGGAATGAAGCTCAAGAACGTATGGGAGAGGGGGTCGTTTCGGTTATTACAAACGATTCAAATACAACTGGTGCAATCGTGGACACTCGTGGCTATGCGACTTGTAGTTACGATAATATTAAGGTTTCAATAGCAACTGGAGGTACGTTTACTGCTGGAACTTCAAGTCCCGTAAGAGTTGATTCTTACGTTTCAAATAGCGAAGGCTTACAAATGCAAAAGCATACAACCAACGCAACAATGGATGGTTCTTACATCGCAATCGGACACGGTTTAAGCGTACGTTTTTCGCCAGGAATTTACGTTGCTGGAGACTCTTGGAGTATTGAAGCCATAGGTGATTTTGTAACCTCAGGAAGTGTCAAAAATGCACAAGCCGTACGCAATTAACAGAATCACTGCCAATGCGTCTAATTTCGTGCCTACGGGACTATCGTGGTCTGAGGGTATAACGATATTAAAAAGTGATAATCTCGATTTTACTCTCGACAAAACCTGTCAAGATTGCTTGACAATTATGTATAATAAAAACAGCAAAAATAGGGTATTTTTTTAATGGCAATCAACTACCATAATGCGTTCAAAGAAGTGATAAATACACTTGCCGAAATCATAAAAAATGAAACGAAATTACCAGTTCATTTTGATTCAAATTACAAAAATCGGGGTACGCAATATTTCAATATTAAACCAGTTCAGAACTCCGTTGTGTCCCGTTTTTCAGGCGGAACAACACGGGAATATGAAGTTGAAATTCGCTATTATTTACGCAAAGGGAATTACGGAAAATTAACACATTTAGATTTTATGACTGATACTGCCGAACGAATCCAGCGTTTATTTAATGATAAGACAAACGCAACTTCGGTTAATGATTTGTTTCAAGGCATTTTATCGCAGTTTAGTCAATTACAAAGTTCTTTTGAAAGTTCAGTCGCATATTCATTTCACGATGGACGCATTGAAACTTTAACATATCAACCTGACAGAGATGAATCAGAAGAAAATACGGAATTACATATCGTAGAATTTGAGTTCCTCGCTGTCGTAACGGAGGTATTCTTATAATGAAGATACAAGCCACAGCTAAATTTTCAGAGCTTGGTTCAGATAATAACTGGGCAGGTTTTGGGAAAGAGACATACATAAAGCTCGAATCAGGAGGGACTGTCGAAGTGGACAGCGTTGACGAATCTCTTGTTGAGGGTGGGTATGTAAAAGAAGCAACAACCAAAAAAAAGTCAAATACTAAGGAGAAATAATGGCAATTAGCAGTAGCGTTTACTCCTCAAAACAATTTGAATTATTTATTGCACCTCAAACAACAATGGGTACAGCAAACACTACCAATTCGGAATTTGTAAAGCTCGACCTTGTGAATGTCAACGATGTTGATTTCGGAGGTGGTCTAATTCAAGAGCGAAATTTGAGAAGTGGACAACAAATTAAAAAATCAACTGACCATTATGTAAGTCAAAAAGGTGCAACAGCAACACTCGAATTTGAGTGGGTTGTTTCTCACAAAGAAGGCTTAATACAGTTGATGAAAATGATAAGTGAGGATACAGCGTCAGCTTTTGCAGTAGCTGGGTCATTCTCACCAGCAGTTTACAATCACTCAGCAGATACAGGACAAAAGGCAACTGTAATCGTATCTAATCCGAATACAGGAGACGATAGGGTTCTACATTCTGCCGTTTTAACCAACCTAGATTTATCTATGGATGCAGGTACTGAGGGTGGACGATTGGTAGCATCAGGAACATTTATGTCAGGTTATAAACCTACAGTTGGTTCTAGTGCAGTAGCACCATCAGGAACAGAAACTGCTTATGTGAAAACAATCTTCGACTGCACAACGAAAAGACTTGGGGCTGACAACGCTAGTAATGACGTTGTAGCTAAGTCATTCAGTCTGTCTTTTAATTATCCTGCGACTCGTGTTGGATTTCAGGGTAACAACGCAGAGGCAGAGCAGTACGCAAGAAGTGGAGAGTACACTCTATCGGGTTCAATTAGTGTTAAATATGATGCTAATTCTGATGGAGAATTATCTTCATTCTTATCAGGGTCTGCTAGAGCAATCTTGATGGGAGACGGTGGAACAGCGTTCGATTTCAGTATTCCGACTGCTGTTTACACGGGGTACACCCTAGATTTGGGCGACTCAGAAGAGGGAACTTTCGTTGAAGTTCCGTTTGAGGCTACAGCAATCGCTGGAGCTAATTTGTTCTCAATAACAGTAGCATAACCCTAAGGGAGGGAATATGAAAATTGAAGTCAAAGACGTAGGTGAGTTTGAGGTAAAAGACATTAGTTATTCACAAGCACGGGAACTGCATCGAATGAACGCAAAGGTATTTTGGAATGGAGCAGTTGACGACAAAGCTGAAGTCAATCCTGATGAATACTATGACCTGCTTGAGAAAACTCGTGAAATGAGTGGACTTAAAGATAAAGACCTGAAAAAATATACAATGGTTCAAGTGGATGTAATCTTACAGCAGGTCTTAATGGAGTACACTGGTCTAAACCCAAAAGATTAACGGGGTTGGCGTTTTGTGTGTGGTGGAGTTTTTACTCTGACGCACATTTTGTAAGTCCGTATTCCCTCCCGTATAACGAAGTCAGCCCCGTTGATTATAAAAGGAGAGAATACGGCACAGTTGAAGATATTTGGAGCGAAATTGGACGAATTAAAGAAGTTAATGACAGGGTCTCTAGGACAATCGGACAGGATATGTTTCATCTTGTCCCGTTGTTTACAGACCCAAAATACATACTTGAGGATTGGATGCTTGAGGTGATTAACGAGTATAATATTGTTCAAAGTTTTAACGTTTCTTTAGGGAATCTTGATGACGTTCCCAATGACCGTTTAAATTGTTTTTCAGTTATCAATAGAGAGTATAACGCAATTAAGGAGATAGAGGCTAAGAAAAATGGCAAGTAACTCAATGATAATCCACGTTGGAGTAAAAGGTGCAAAAGGGGCAGTCAGACAGCTAGGTAAGGTTAGTGGTAAAATAGCTAGTGCTGGGAAGTCGGCTGTTTCTGCTGGATTGAGCTTTGCTAAAATGGGTGGTCTATTAGCAACTGCTGTAGGTGGAGTAGCACTGAGAGAGGCTTCTAAGTTTGCTGACAACCTAAGAGAGATAGGAACATTAGGTTCTGCTGTTTCTGATGATATGCAACGACTTAGTAAGGAGCTAAGACTTACTGCTGGAGAATTTGGACAACCCATAGGAGCAGTAGCGAAAGCTCAGTACGATATTATTTCTGCTGGAATGAGTGATATAGCTACATCTTCTGCTGTATTGCGTGAATCTTCTAAACTTGCTGTCGCAGGTGTAACTGACGTTGGTACGACTGCTGACGTTATTACTTCGGCTATGAATGCTTATGCTATGACAGTTGATGACGTAGATAGCGTTTCTGCTAATTTATTCCAAACGGTCAAGTCAGGTAAAACCACAATGACTGAGCTTGGTGCATCGCTTGGTCAAGTCATTCCGTTTGCATCTTCTGCCAAAATGCCTCTTGAACAAGTTGGTGTAGCGATGGCATCAATTACTGCAAAGGGTGTTTCAACTGCTGAAGCATCTACTGCCTTAAAAGGAGCTATCGTTGGTTTAACAAACGCAACTCCTGCCTCTAAAAAAGCGATGGAAGAGCTTGGGATTGAAATTGCTAAAACCTCAGATGGAGGATTAGATTTTACTCAAACGCTAGAAAACATAGCAAAGGCTCAAGAAGCGAATCCTGACGCTATAAACAAGATAATGCCTAATATACGGGGTCAACTAGCACTAAAGGCTATTACGTCCGATATGGAGGGATTTAGAGGGGTTGTGCAGGACTTTGCAAATAAAGACGCTACCCTAGTTCAAGACGCAGTTGACCAAATGAATATGAGCTTTGGTCAGCAGTCTCGTATGCTCAAAGAAAATTTACGTTCAGGAATGATTGCACTAGGGACTGAAATTGGGACTGCTCTTTTACCACAAATGTCCAGCTTGAATAAAGCATTACAAAACATAGGTAAAATAGGCTGGGGTGAGGTTGCAAGTCGGGTTATGGATAATATGAAAGCAATTCTGATAGCGTTAAGAGACACTATGTGGGTTATGCTAGGGAGAGCTTTTGCAGTCCTACCTCAAAGACTTTTTGATGCTCTTAAATTTGCTGGAGAGCTTGTTAAGTCTGCTGGTTTATTTTTATGGGAGCCGTTAGTTAAGTATTTAAAGATTGCTTGGTTGAATATCAAACAGGTTTTTATTGATGGACTAAACAGTGTTATCAATATGACCAATCGTATGATAGGGGCATTAAACGCAGTGCCGGGAATCTCTTTGAGTATGATTGAAAATATTGGTGGTAACTATCAGGCTCAAATTGATGCGATAATGAGTCAGACTACAAGAATGGAAGAGTTGTTCAGTGCAGGTGCGTCTAGCTCTGAAGAAACGTCAGCAAAGATTCAAGAAATATGGGCAGGATTAAAGGGAGAAATTTTTAAACTAAATGAAGACCAAATAGCAAGTGATAATGCAGTTGCTGAAAACAGAACAGCTAATGAAAACGCTAGACTCTCAGGAATGGATGTTTTAAAAGGTAAGATTGATGAAGTAAAAGACGCAGAGGTTCAGTCATATCAAACAACGTTAGCTGGATTAAGGAATCAGATAAAGGCATTTCTTGCTCAAGCTATTGCAAAAGTAATAGCGGCGGAGGCTGGAAAAGGTATCTTTGGTATAGCTACAGCGACAGCAGGGGCAATAGCATTTACCAGCTTATTTGACAAGATGGTGCCGAAATTTGCAAAGGGTGGAGAGTTTATTACAGACAGACCTCAACTATTTATGGCTGGGGACAATCCCGGCGGACGGGAACGAGTTACTGTAGAACCCTTGTCTAGTATGGGAGGTGCGAATACAGGACGTAATGTTACAGTAAACATAACTGCTCCACTTGTAGATGAGACGGTTCGTGATTCGATATTACCAAGCATTCAAAAAGCAGTAGCTATGGAGTTAGCATAGTTGCATTGGGATTTAATCGGAGCGTTTGCTCGTTCACAACAAGATTATCCTAAGGGAGTTGGAGTTAGACACTCGCTGTTTGTTAAGCGAAAAGTTCTTGGAGAAAAAGAGTTGACAGATTGCAGTAGAATGGAATTAAATAAATTGGTCGTAGAACTAAGGAATGAATATTTTTTAATGAAACGAAAATATGAAAGAATAAAAAGTGCTAACGTTTCCAAGTAATTATTCGTCAGCATTATCTAGCTCATTCAAAGAAAATTGGATTTTCAGGCTGTATGACAAAGATGGAGGCTACATCGGATTGTCGTTCGCAGATGTTACTATGGATGACACTAAAAGCTATGTAGGTGCTATAGTTTCTGCTCCTACAATTCGAGAAAGTATCAACTTCGCTACAGGGACAGCATCTACAGGAAATTTGACGATTGAATGCTCTGATTATGATATTAGTTCTACCAAATTTAGCGAGACTCTTTTTACGGGGAATTATGTAAATCAAGAAGTAAAAGTTTACAGCACATTAAATTCGATTACTGCGATGGCTGATACAGTTCAAATATTTACAGGAAGACTTACAAGCGTTTCTTTAACAGAGACAGAAAATGTTAAACTCAGCATCGTGGTTAAACGCCCTTGGGACGATATAGAAATTCCAAATGATTTGAGCGATACGGGAGTTTATGTTCCTGTAGCGTATGGAACTTGGGGAACAACGCTAAAGAACCCAAATGCTACGGACAGGTATCCAATACCATTTTTAAAATCAACGGGTGGAGACTCAACCTCAGGGATTTTGTATTATACAGTTCCACATTCTACATCAAACGCACACGATACTGCTCACTACGATAAGAATATTAGACAGTTTGTAAAAGTAACGGGCTATCAGGCAAATACAGAGTCAAGCGAGAGCGTAAATAATAGATTGATTCGAGATACGTTTGAGAGAAAATATTATTTTAGACCATCTAGTTTTACAAATGCGACAGGAACTTTTTTAGACAGCAACGGAAGTTCCACTTCTAAAGCGTGGACAAATCTTGACAATGCAATAGAATATGCAGAGAATAGCTCAACGGGTAGCTCGACCTACGCTCAAACTCCTACTCTTTATGAGAACGATGGAGAGCAAGAGTCTGTGATTTCGTTTAGTCTTCCAAATATCTCAGGGAAAATCAATGATGCGACTTGCTATATGAAAGGTCAGGTCAGGTCAACCGACCTGCCTGGACACGGAAATATAAAAGTTCAATATTCTTTTGATAACTCAACGTACTACAATTTTCCTGATTTCAATTTAGACCAAACAGATTGGGCAAATCAATATACAGATTTTACTCACAACTCCTCAGGGAGTGGGAATGACCCTATGTACGGAGGAACGAGTTTTGATTCTTTTGATTTAAAGGCGTGGGCTGATTCAAATAACAATGGTCGTATGCCTGAAATTATGTATATAAAATTCTATATCAGGTCAGACCCTCAGGGTTCTCCTGAGGATATGGAGGTACATTTTAAATTATACGACATATACTTTTACTCAGTTGTGCAAAATGATTTTTCAAATGAACCCGTTGCGTCAAAGCAAGAAGTTGAGGCTCAAGATATTCTTTATCACGGAACTCCAACAAGCGTAAATGCGTCAGGATGGGCTACGGGAACTATCCAGCTTTCAACAATTTCAAGAATCCATAGAGAATTATTATATACAAAACTTGGGATAACAGACACTGCATACAAAAACAATGATTCAACTTTTGGCAACGGAATAAAGAGTAATGCAGTCGGTAGGTTTTTTACAAAACCAAATGACCCAAAACCAATAAAAAAATATTTAGATGAACTGGCTTATGAGGGTGGGTTTGTGTTTCGGTTCGACTCTCAGAATCGTCCTGTCTATCACTACATTGAGGACAGTCCAAGTGCAGACCTATCATTGACCCATAGCGACGTTATAGACCTAAAGGTGGAACATACGTCGCTTAAAGAGTTAATAACGCAGTGGAGCGTCCAATATGAAAAGAATCCTGCTGGTAGCGAATACAAGCAGAAAGCAACCCACACCTCGTCAGTTCGTACTAATTTTTTTCCATCAGGAAGTAAGGAAAATATAAAAGATGCAAAGCTTAATTGGGCTACATCGGGAGTCGCTAAAACAAACGGAAACAGGAATGATTCTTTTTTAAATTATTATAATGATATGCTAGGGAGTGTAAAGCAGGTTGTCGGTTTTAAAATAGTGAATCCAACAAAATCAAATATTGAGGTGGGTGATGTTATCAGCTTTTCTTCTATGAAAATAAATCCACTATCAGGAGATTGGTCAACTATAAAATTCATAACAACTGACACCACACGAGGCATTGGTGGTCAGATTTCAGTACAAGCAAGGGAAATTTAATGGCATATTTCAACTCATCTTTATACAACTCAGGAAATAATTTAACGTTTGAGGTTAATCCTGATTTCGGAACAACGACAGGAAAAGAATACGCAAATATTATTAATGAATCTTTGGGAGGTGTTGAATACACTTTCCAGCCACATACGGGTAAAAAAATATGGTCTTGGAGTTGGTCGAATTTGTCTAGCACTTTCAAGACCCAACTAGAAAACTTTAGGAACGCTGTAAGTGGAGACTACAAATCATTTACTTATAACGATGGTTCTACTAGCTACACCGTAAGGATGTCAGCAGACTCTTTGCAGTTTCAAGAGTCAACGTATCAACGTTATCAAACTAACATTAAATTAAGGGAGGTTTCTCCATCGTGATAGATAAAATCGGAATGTCGGGCGAATTAGAAGTTTCAGTTCGTAAAGGCAAAAAACAAAAGTTCAAAAATACAATTAGCTCTGAGTTAAAAAATGTGATGGCTAGCTCATTACAAACAGCACAAACTTTTGGAGCAGGTAGCAGTCAATTCGGTACAGATAATTTTGCATCTCCTACAGCAGGTGAAAATGGAATAATCGTCAAGCAGTCTTCGACCTATTATGAAACGAAAATGACATCGGTTACTGCAAATACAAGTACGAATAAAGTAACTTTTGTGAGCAGTACAAGAGCAGATGGTTCGAGCTACACATTTACAGAGGCGAAAGTCGGACACGGATACGGTTCAAACGACTTTGATTATTTATACGCAAGTACAACCTTTAGTCAGGCAGTTGCTGATGGTCAGCAGTTAGATTTGACTTGGGTTATTACATTAAGTTGAGGATAGAATGAATATTATAATACCAAAATTCAATATAGATATTTCAGGAAAAGTTCATCTACATATACTAGACCAAAAAGGTCGTACTAAACAATCTGAGCATTTTAACAACGCTATTCACGACAACCTTAAAGATGCTTTTGTGAATCATATTGCAGGGTCTTCTGCATCAAGTCATCATATCAACACGAGTTCTAATTGGTTTTCAGACACACACTCTGAGCAGGATGGAAAAGATGGGATTTTTATTTGGCAATCCGATTCAAATAGTCAGGTCAAGTCTTACGAGCCGACTAGCTCTTCAGGTGAGGGTTTTGATTTAAAACTTGATGAAAGCACATCAACGACTTACGGTGGTTCTAATTCTTGCACGTGGCAAGCCGAAGGGACTTGGACAGGTTCAGAGGGCTTGGGTACAGGTACTTCAGGTAGTTTTAATAAAATGCAGATTGGAAACGACTTTTCTCTAAGTGGCTCTGATGTCCCTTCTTTTGCAACTACGTTTGCTACTGCTGAATCTTCAGGAGATTTTACTGCATTTACTTTAGACGACAATGACGTTTGTAGAGTAACTTGGACAATTACTATTAGCTGATGGCTTCCGTTGCTATTACGTCTCCTACTTCATCAAGTAGTTGGCAAGCCAATACAACTCAAAGCATAACTTGGACAGCGTCGGTCATATCAGGCGATGAACTCATACTTGGGTTTTCCCTTTACTTATATAATGGGAACAGTAATGTCTTAACGATTGCAACTGGCATAGGAGATACAGACAGGTCTTATTCTTGGTCAATTCCATCCAATCAGACGGCAGATACAGACTATCGAATTAAAATTGTAATGAATTATCAGTTGCTTGAATAATGCCTAATTTAACCGATTATTCAGATTATTTTACTATTACAGGACTCCCTGAGACTAAAACTTTTAGTCATTCAGATAGTATCTCGACCTCCGATTCTTTTACTAAATCGGTTTCGACTTGGCGAAAAACATTTACACTATCCTTAGATGCTGTATATACTTCAGACTCGCTTTCAAGGGGTGTTAGTGATTGGAAATTTGTCAGAAGTCTATCAGACTCATTATCTTTAAGCGATAGTTTCACAAAAGCTACAGATACGTGGCGAGAGGTTGTCGCACTATCACTTGATTCGGTTAACACATCAGATAGTCTTAGCAGGTCGGTCTCTTCTTACAGAACGACGGTTTCTTTATCTGACACCATAACCAATAGCGACAGTCTCACGAGAGCAGTGGATACTTGGAGACATATTTTATCTTACAGTATGGGTCTGAGTATATCCGATTCTCTAACTAGAGCGACAGAAATATGGAGGGAAGCACACACTCCATCAGACTCAATCTCATTTTCAGAAACATTTTCAACAAACGTAGAACGATGGAAATACTATTTAACTCCAAGCGATACCGTAGAATCTTCAGACGCTCTTACTAGAGCAGTTGACGATTGGAAAATAATAAAATCTAATTCTGAGACTCTTACGGTTGGAGATAATTTTTCAATTTCGATTGGAATATCAGACGACATTTATTTTTATGACAATATCGGATTAAAAGATTCTACAATATTACGGGGAACTATTACGGGTGGGAATTTTACAAGCAACACTTCAGCAGTTTTAAATCCGTCTGCTCTAATAGATGGGAATGCAAGTTTGAGTGCTACTTTTAAAAATACAGCATCAAATAAATCTTGCGTTGTTTTTGATTTAGGCTCACAAAAGACAATAAGTTTTATTGCAGTGCATCTTAACGTTTCGCTCAGTGGAAATTTAGAATTTTACGGCAGTAATTCGCAGGGTTCAGGGTGGACAAGCATTGGTTCGGGGTTCGATTCAACTCTCGGATGGACATTAATTCGGTTTGATGCCAACTATAGGTATTACGGAGTTCAGTGTGAGAGTCTTAGTGCTGATTCAAAAATCGGAGAGGTTCTGATTGGAGATGAGTTCATTCCTGAGATTAGATATGATGTGGGTTCTAGCTATGATTCCGTTTTTGACAACAAGCAATCTGAGAGTCTAAACGGTGCTGAATACATATATAAAACAAAGGACGAGACAAAGCGAATAATAAGAAACTACTCGAATATCTCGTCCTCTTTGAAGGCAGAATTTGAAACGTTATCTAAAAATGCAAATACTTATAAAATGATTTATACGTTTGATAATGTTTATAACTATGGATTGGTTGAACCGATGGAATTTCAAGAAATCTCCCACAATCGCTACCAAACCAAAGTAACTATTCAGACTTAGTAAGTTTCATTATATCTCTGATTCTTACTTTTAACGTTTTAGCTAATGTTCTTTTTTGCTCTTTTGTCATTTTCCTGCGACCTGCAACTTGATGCGAAAACATTGTTTCAGAAACTCCGATTTTTTTAGCAATAAATCTTTGTTTCAATCCCGTGCTTTCGATTACATCCTTTAAGCTCTTACCAACAAATCGCTCTTCAAAACTAAATGGAAATGGCATTTTTATATCTCCTCTAAATTACATTGTATCATTAAGTCGGTCAGGAACACACTCTCTAAGCTCGTATTTATGTCTAAATCCCACGTTCTCTCTTTATATAATCTCATATACTGCTTATTAGTATCGCACCGTCCTGCTGACGTATCGAAAAATCTCATATCAAAAACAACCTTAGATGAATCTCCTTTATACAAATCGTCTCCAATGGTGATTTTCCATTTTTTATTTGGTATCTCAAAAAACCCGTATGGAACTTTTGGATAATCCCAAGTCTTTAAAGTGTTCTCATCGTTTTTGTAAACATAAATAAAACAGTCTCCGTGCCTTGTTTTGCATTTATTTCGTTCATACAAAACTCCCTTTCCCTCAATTTTATCTATCTGCTTTAAGACTCTCCTATCAACCTCATAAATCTCTCCGTAGATGGTCTCGTTCTCATCTTCTGTATTTTTAACAGCAGGAAACCATCCAAGTTGATACATTGAAAATCCTGAGATTTTATCAACTCCATAATATTCGCACCCGTTTAAATGATGGTGCAATACTCCTCCACGTTTTAACGTTCCATAAACAAATAATTTCATTTAACTCCCTATATATCTTTCAAGGTCTCCAAAAGCAAGATGCACGGTTTCAGCAGTAACCCGTTTTACGTTTCCATTTTTGGCATTATCAGACCACATATCAACCATTCTTGAGAATCGTCTCTCAATCAGGTTTAGTGCATCAACATTAATTTGGATTTTTTTCCTATTAAACGCCTGTTTTACTTTGGTTTTTTGAATCATAATTTACTCCTAGTCAATTATTTCTTACAATAACAAAGTGTCCGTCAGGTCAATAAGGAAACCCAACGGACACCGTTTCGCTCTAACAAACAAGAGTCTTTTTTAAAGTCATACTCAGGACTCGCTCTCCATCAGAAATCATATACCCTGCAACACTTCTTAGCTTTTTTCAAACTTCCACAAAGACAATTATCGTTGCGACCAATCTTATTCACGGTGCGTGGTTTTAAAGCTCTATCGTGAATCGTCAATCCGTTCAGGTGGTCTATCTCGTGTTGAACGGCAATCGCAGTAAAGTATTTTTTCTTATCAGGTCTGTCTTTGCATCCAAATTCCATCAGACCTAAATCGGTTTCAACTTTTATATACCCGTATCTGACAATACTTTTTTCGACATCAGGAAAACTCATACATCCCTCTTTAAAAGGTTTCAGTGGATTGCTCTTCTCAACTATCTTGGGATTAATCAGGATAATAGGAGTCTTAGAATCGTCCGTATCAACCACTGCGACACTTCTGTCATAACCAATTTGATTACTTGCAAGACCTACGCAAATAGGTTTATTTGCCTTAATTTTGTCAATCAGGATTTTTGCAATCTTGTTTCCTTGTCTGACAGAAACAGGCTCACAGACCTTGTGCAAAAGGTTATGGTCTTCTCTAATTATCTTGGTCATCAGATTTCTCCTTTAAATACACTCCCAACTTAGGGTGATGAGCTAATTTTTGAGACTTAATACTTCTCTTCTCGCTCACATATATTCCTAACCTCTCTCTTGTTAAACTTTTTCCCGTTTTCATCAAAACCCAAACATAAACTTTATACAACCTAAAGGCTTTTGCTAATTCAGATTTGGTAACTTTGGTCTGATGGAGCAAGTTGTTAAACTTGCCCCTACAAAGACCACACTTCTTATCCTTCAAATAGCAATCTATCCATCCCTCTATACCAAGAAGATTCTCGTTAACCTCGTCAAACTTAGACTCCAACCATCCATCAGGGTTATGAAGTAGGAATCGCATTTCAACTCGTTTCATTATTTGATTCTCCTTATCGTTGAACCATCAGATGCTTTCACATTCTTAAACAATTTTTCCTGACGGTCTTTATTGGTGAAAACTGGCACAAACCGTTTAACCGTGTTTTGGTAAACAGTTTTTTTCTGAGGACTTTTATACAAGAATCTATCAAGTCCTGAAAAATTACAAGCAACCTTAGTCGCTCTAATCTTAAAGGTTTTAGTATTGATTCTATATAGGTGATTTTCCTTAGTAACCATACGTTCAATATCCTCAGATGGAAACGAGTCTTTAATAATATCCCAAGTCGAACCATAAACCAATAGCTCTAGTTTCTTGTTATATGCTACCTCTAAAGGATTATTTCCTTTAAGTAGGTACACATACTCAGGTCGTTCAATATCTGTCCACACAATAGTCGCTCTTCCACGAATTTTCGTAAAGCGATTATTGACAAACTCATCAACTGTATCTGAGTCATCTGCCATTCTGAAAATAACTTCTGAGTCAACTTCAGCAAATCGCTCTAGGTTGTAATGTTCAAATAGCTCATCGTCATTTGAGACCCATCCATTATGAGTACCAATGGTCTTCCCTGCTCTGATAGGATGGTTGTTGCGATTGATTTCAGGTTCTCCCTGAGTTGCATAACGAGTATGACCCATAAGAACCGTAGTATGTTTGTCAATCGAACTTATGCTTTTTAGATACTCACCGAACCTATTTACAAAGTTAGTCGCATCTAGGTCTCGCTTAACTATCTCGTGCTTTCCTGATGAATCTATCTTTGCATAACCCGTTGCGTGAGTTCCACGAACTCTCGCATTCGTTAGAGCAGATTCAAAACCTGCTCTGACACCTAGCAGGTCAACCTTTGACCTGCTTTTATCTTTTAAAATTACTCCTGCTAATCCACACATAATATTTCTCCTTATTGTCCGTTGCGAATGATTGAGTTTGAAACTCTAACATTCTTGTAATGATGGTAACGTCTTTTGATTTCAATATCACAAGCTTTTAACTCTTCACAGTTGTCAGCTTTCCTTAGTCCTAAATCACAACGTAAGCGACTAAGTGCTGAGTTGCAAGAAATACGAGTCATTGAATCGGTGTAAGATATTGACTTTTTGATTTCAGCAGTTTCAACAAAAGCTTGGGTGAAAACAATCCAATTCCAAAGCTTGTTAAAATTAGTTGAACCCTGATGATAACGAAACTCTACTGAACCTCTACCAAAAAGATTTTGAAGATTCAATCCACAGTAACGAGTGTTCTGAATACTTGAAACTGAGCGTCTTCTATGAACTCTCTTCATCTCTTTAGTTCTCTCAGCATAAGTCATAGTATCGTTAGTAGCATATCTAGTCATAATACTTCTTACGGGAGAACTCCACTGACCTTGTCTTGATGCAGGTAAAAGTTTGAACAAGCAGTGTTCATACTTTGCAATTAAAGAAACTAGGTTATTCATATTATTGGCAAAAACTGCTCTAGCAGACTCTCTCCAACTTGTCAAATCGTGATGAACGTGAATCCCACAACTTCTGTTTACTTCAACTACAAGACCGTCAGTATTATTTAAAGCACTTAAAACTACTGATAGTGCAAGTTTACCATCTTGACCTACTAATATAGGGCTAACAATTTCCATCGCATTCCCTGAACCACTTACAGAACCGTCAGTTACTATTTTCCAATGGTCTCTAGTTGAGTGGTTGTAACCTTCAGCAACGCAAGGTACACCTGCATTACTAATTATTGTAGCGACTTCATTTCTGCTTTGGTTTGCAATACATTCGATTTCAATTCCAAAACCTCTATTATTATTAAATGAACGAAACATAACATTTTTCTCCTTATTTTTTGTTTTGTTTGTTTGAGTGTCATAATTCATACATAATATTAAGCAATAGGGCATTCCCGTGCAAGAACTTTCGTCAATTTTTTTTGACAAAATATTATACATAAATTATCCTAAAAAAGTTAATAAGCCCTCGTCAAGAAAATCGAGAAAATGACTTTTTAATACCGTTAACCGTTGGCTTAAAAAACGAACGCCTTGAGCGTGCCAGACACCTTAAACGGTATTTTAGCGATTGGGTGTTGTAGAAAAAACTTGACATTTATTTTTATCTTTTTTTAAGTTCTGAAAGGATTTTTACGCTAAAAATGAGCAAAATAAATGACAAACTCGAATTGATTTTTGGGACTATTTGGTTCTATTTAAAACCAAATTTGATACCAGTTTGCTTAATGTTGTTTGTTTTGTTTATGCTAAAAATCGTAGTCAAGTTAACTTACATACCATAGGAGAGAGTATGAAAAAAGCTGAAATCTTGGATAAAATAGCAGGTCTTTTGATTTATTCTACGGGTGAACATAATGACGACCCGATTCAAATGAGGATAAATTTGAGACATTTAGACAGTGGGATTGATGACATTTTAGACAAATCAGGTTACTATAAAAAGAATATGAGGTCTAAAAATGATTAAGTGGAAAACTACAGACAAAGGTCTGAAAGTCTTTATCCCAAGACCTGAGGATATGAACGATGCTAAGTGGGACAAAGTTTGCATCCGATTAGCTAGGAACTTAGAGCGACTTAATGTTAAAGTAAGGAGAGTGTCTAGTGCAGATAATAATAGTGAAGAATAAAAAAGTAGGGTTTGTCAGTGGGAGTACGTTTTTCAAAAGAGTAAAGGCAAGTAAACATTTTTTAAAAAAGCCACCTGCTATCGCTTTCGACGTGGTCAGTCTTGATATTGCGATGGAATATGGAGCAGATAAAATCCGAGTTCTTGATACAGAAAATGATGTGATTTATAGTGCAACGATTCAGGATGTCCTGACTAATGGATGGGAGATTAATTATAAGAACTTTGGAAAGCAGGTCGCTATGGTAAAATCAAAATGGGATACGTCTTGTAGATTGTGCGACCAAAAACAAAAACACATAGGAAGAGAGGTCTGTAATGGTTTCTAAACAACCTTTATGGTGCGTTGATATTTCAAGTCTTAATGACGACTATTCTAAATTTAAAGATAAGATGTACTATTCAGAGATGCTTGAATGGTTAAATGGTTTCGGCACGGTGAACGTGGATTATGTTATCGAAAGTGCAGTTCAAATTTTTGAAAAAGAAATCAATGGAGAAATAGTTGTAGAAGACGTGCAGAAGAAACAGTCCCTCACCAAAGACTTATTAGACAGAGCTAAACGTGGCTCAGATTAGCAGGTTTCCTTATTCTTCCTGCTGTGGGGTTTCTATTATTTTCCCCTTGTTTAGGTTTGAGCCACGTAAATATGCCTAAGAAAAAATACATAAAAAGACCCTTTCCACGCAAAGGAGTGGATTGGGATAAAATCAAACGTGAAAGGAGAGAAGATGAAATATCTCAAATTAAAGATAGCAAGTCATCTAGCCCAGCCAGTAAAGGTTAGGTTTAGCGAGTTGCTGAAAATGGTAAAACCTGAACAGAATATGTTTGGGTCAGAGGAGTTTAATGTCAAAACAATAATGCTGACTCAGGATGGTTGTGAAACTGCTCCAACTAAAGACGGTAAAACGTTACATATTGAGCAGGGAGAGACTTTTTATTTTGTTATGAGTCCGACTCTTATGACAAGATGTAAAGAGGCTTCTTCAGATAATACCGATGAGGAGTTTACGATTGAACTTTTCAAAAATGACGCAGGACAAACTCAGTGGTCTGTTAATGTTTCAAGCGACAGAACTGAGGTTCAGGAAAAACCCGTAAACAATGAGAGTGAGAATAAAGTGTACGAATCAAATGATGACAAGTGGGATAAAATCAATAAAATAAAAGACCAAAAAATCGCAAGAGGTCAATCTTTTAACATTGGTGCGATGACAGTCAATGGAGCTAACCCTGAATTATGGGCAAAAGACTCTGAGCAGTGGATTGAAGAGGTTAAGAGATGTGCAGGTGTTGTCTATGATGCTTTGACGAGCGAACCTAAAAATGCAACCGTTGCAAAAAACGATGACGACCTGCCATTTTAGGGGGGGGTTGCAATAGGGTGTTATAGGGGTTATGTGCCTGATTTTGAGTAACAGACATTACAAAATAGAAATCGGGAGTGAATCAGGAGTGGAGATGGAGGAGCATTACCGTTTCTCTGTCTCCACAAATCAGGAGAAAGAATGGATTGGAAAAAAGCAAGACCAAGAGGGTACTTCCCGTATGTGTTTGGTTCTAAAAAATATATCCAAGACCGTAATAAATTTTTCAAAGAAAACGGTGGACGTGGTTTCGAGTATCACGGGTGGTGGATTTTTCAGGGGTCGGAAAGAATAGCAGAAAAAAATTATTTTATATATGAAGAGAAAAAAACCAAGTAGAAAACTATTAGTAAAAAAGCTAGACAAAGCTGTCTCTGAGTTTGTTAGAAAACGAGACGGGTGTTGCGTCGTTTGTGGTTCAACTTACAAACTAGGTTGTGGACATATATTCACAAGAAAAAACTACTCAACTAGATGGGATTTGCAGAATTGTTGGTGTCAGTGTTGGTCTTGTAATTTTTATCATTCTAGCGTTGAGCCTTGGAAATATTTTAATTGGTTTATAACAAAGTTTGGGCAAGATAAATTCGATGACTTATATCGAAGACATAAACAAGTAGTTAAGTTTACCAACTACGATTTAGAAATCTTACTGGAGGAGATAAAAAATGGCTAAACGATTCCGAGATACCAATGTTTGGAGAAAACGTTGGATTAGAGAGCTATCACCAAAGATGAAACTATTTTGGTTTTATTTGTTGGACAACTGCGACCACGCAGGAGTTTGGGACGTGGACGTAAAACGGGCAGACTTTGACATCGGAGGTACTAAATATGATGAACAAGAAATACTCAAAACGTTCCATCGTAAGATAGTTCCATTCAAAAAAGATAAGTGGTTCATACCTAAGTTTATTGATTACCAATATGGAGAACTAAATGAGAATGTAAATGCTCATAAGTCAGTAATTAAGATTCTTGAAAGGTATGGTTTAAATGATGAATTAAGTGTTGAGGAACTGTTAAGCAACAGTTCATCAGGAACAGTACAAGATAAAGATAAAGATAAAGAAATAAAACAAAGACAAAGACAATATAAAGACAAACCGAAAAATTTGAATATGGTTGTTGATTACTTTAAAGAAATTAATATCGTATCACCAAATTCAAATGCTGAGAGATTTTTTAATTACTACGAAACGAATGGTTGGGTTCAGGGTGCAGGTAAGAAACCTATTAAGAGTTGGAAGGCTTGTGTTAAAACGTGGAAATTTGAAAAAGATGAACAAGAGGTCGTTCAACTAGAAAAAATATGTCCTGTCTATCATCACGAAAAAGGACACGAAAAGAAAATGGTTGAATCAAAGAAAATAGTTAAATGCAAAAAATGTTTATCTCAAATGATTTCGATTAGTGAGTGGGAGATATATAAATCTCAGGAGGTTTCGTTATGAGCTTAGATAGGTTAGATAAAATAGTTGTTGAGATTGATAAAAAAATTGATGAAATGAAAGCAATTCAAAATGGAGCTATTGTCAATCCAAAGACTAACGAAATTTTGAGAGATAAAAATGGTAATATTGTTTACTACAAGGAGAAGAAATGAAGTGTAAAAACTGTAAAGGTGATTTTTCTATATATCCCGATGAAGAGTATCCGTTAACTGATTTTGATGAAAAATTTTGCTCTGAAAAATGTTTTCAGGACTGCTTTAATCAGAACGAAATAGTACGGATGGTTGCAGGACGCTTACAAAAGGGTTACGACAAATATAATCAGATTATGCCTATCAACGATGGTCGTGATTGGTTAGAAGAGTGCTTGGAAGAAATACTTGACTGTTGCGTTTATATAGGAAATATGCTTATTCTACTTAGGCAAAAACGGCAAGAAAACTAGATTTAGTGGTTTAGCTGTTGGAGAGGTCTGACGGTTGCATAGAAAAAGTATGTACGGGTTGGCGCTTGTAAACCACTAAAAGATTATATCTCTCTCCAGTGGAGGGGTGGGTCTTTCCAACTTTTTCCTGCCCCTCTGCCCCTTTAATCACATACCAAAGGTGCAACAATGGATAAGATGGATTTGTTTAGCGATGACAAGAGTATAGATTATAACGACATCGCAGAAATAAAAGAGAAATCATTAAAGCGATTTCAGGTCTTAAAAATATCAATAGAAGATTTTGATTTTATTGACAACTTGGATAGGGACGAGCTACGATTTTATCAGATAAGTAAAATTTGGTGGTTCGGAAACGACGAGTTCAAAGGTCTCACAAATAAACAAAAAAAAGTTGTCTTTTTTTATGTAGTTCAAGATTTCTCAATTCAAGAAATCGCAATTCACCTAAACTCCGATAAATCAAGCATTTACAGACTTTTAGAACGTGCTTTTATGAAGTCAAAAGAGATTTCTAACCACTTTTTCAGCAACAAAAAATGACGAATTTTAAACCCTTTAGTAGAGGGGTTGATTTACCCTCACTCGTAAATGAGTAATATTGTTTTTGCGATAGACAGGAATAAATCAAGAAAGGTTTGGCGCCATTCCTACACTAAATGTAGTAGATAAAAATATTTCTGAATTAGTTGACGCAGAGTATAATCCACGTCAGCTAACCGAAAAACAGTTAATTGATTTACGCAAAAGTCTTGACAGATTTGGTTTTGTCGAACCAATCGTTATTAATCGTTCTACAGATAGAGAAAACGTGGTAGTAGGTGGACATCAAAGACTCAGAATCGCTAGGGAGAACGGAATGAAAACGATTCCCTGCGTTGAGGTCAATTTATCTTTAGATGCAGAACGAGAGTTGAACGTTAGACTTAATCAAAACTCAGGGGAATGGGATTGGGATAAGTTAGCAAACGAATTTGATATGGCTGAGTTGGTGGATTGGGGTTTTGATTCAAAAAGTTTAGACGTTTCTAACTCATTTTTAAGAGAAGTGAGCGATATTGAAATGCTCGATGACGATTATGAAAATTATAGTATGAATTTTATTGTTGGATGCTCTAACGAAGAGGAGCTAGACGCAATTAAGGGAATGTTTGGAACTAATAAGAAAAAGATTTCGTTTGAAACAGCTAAAGAGGTTATGTGTCAATCGCAATAATTGAATCTAAGAAGACAAAATCAGACTTACCTTTAAGTCCGATTGACGCTCATCTTAGAAACGCTTATGTATTAAGAGACGAATTAGATGCGACGATTTTATATAACAGAGACCACTTACGGGAACATTGGAATAGGAACTTCGAGCATATTGTTGTTTCCTATGGTACGTTTTATGCCGATATTATTCCGTTTTTGCGATGGATGGAAGACAGGAAAGATTTATCAAAATTTTATTTTTTAAGTAATGAATACAATCTATCTCCCAACTCATCGTTTCACAAATTTTTAAAAGAAAACAGCTTTGACGTTATCGCTAATCACGTTGAATCGGGAACAAATGTTAAGGGTTACTCTTCTTTTCACACTTTCAATTTGAATCTTTTATTATTCAAAGGTAGGAATGAGTTAACTGAGAAGAAATACGATTTGATTTATTGGGGAAGTTATAGACCAAACAGAGAGGTCTATTTTAAGAAATATTTTAACAAAGATATGATGCTTTCGACCTCACAAAAAAACCTAAGAAAATTTCGTGAGATTGGATGCGACGCTATTGGAATCAACAAACTCAAATGGGACAAGAACGCTGAGACATTAAATCTATTTAAATACACGCTCTATATTGAGGACTTAAAAACGCACGACCATTATTCGCATCTCGCAAATCGCTTTTATGAGGCTTTGCAGTGCAACGTACTGATGTTTTTCGACGTGAACGCTAAGAAAACAACGCAATTAGCTGGATTGGATGTGGATGACTTTTATTTCGTGAATGGAGCTACAGAATTAAAACAAAAAATGAAGATAGCAGATAAGACATACAACGAAAGAATTGAATCACAGGCTCGTTGGGTTGACTCAGCACTTGTGGAACGGCAAGAATTAATGAAAAACCTAAAAGAGCTATTTTATGCCTGATAAAACAGGTGATAACAGGTTAAATAACGGTCAATTTGCAAAGGGTACTTCAGGGAATCCAAACGGAAGACCAAAGGGTTCTCTATCTATTCCTGATATGTTAAGACGGATAGGGGAAGAGGACGTTCCTAAAGAATTAAAAGAGAGGGTGAAAAAATTATTTAATAGTGCAGAGCTAGGAGAGATTACAATGATGGAGGCTATAATGAGAACGACAATGATGTATGCGATACAAGGTAAGAGTTGGGCTGTTCAATTTATTGCTGACAGGATGGAGGGGAAACCTAGACAAACGATTGAGCTTGAACAACACGAGCCAATCCAACTAATAAAAACGGGAATAGACAATTTTGATAATGGGTAATTATGGACTTACAACAAACTCCAGTAATGGAAGATATTTTCAGTGCAAGGGAAAAATTTAAATGCGTCGTAGCAGGACGAAGATTCGGAAAAACTTATCTGGCAATGACTTGGTTATTAGGTGGAATCCTGAAACCAAATCAACGGAGATGGGTGGTTATGCCGACTTACAGACAGGGGAAGCTTGTGGCATTACCTGTTTTGAAACAACTGTTACGGAGATATTCAGGTTCGATACAGATAAACGAATCAGATTTGACGTGCAAGGTGGGAGGGGCTGAGATTGCAATTAAAGGTGCTGAAGACCCATCAAAATTACGAGGTAGTCATTTGAACAGAGTGGTAATGGATGAATACGCTTATATGAAAACAGGTGTTTGGGAAGAGGTTATATTTCCTATGATGACAACTATCCCTGATAGCGAGGCTTTATTCATTGGAACTCCTGATGGATTCAGTAATGGATTTTATGATATGTATTTAAAAGGTCAGGATTTATCAGAACCCGATTGGAAGTCGTGGCAGTTTACCACTTTAGATGGAGGATTTGTACCACACGAAGAAATAGAGAGAGCTAAGAAAACAATGGATGAGAGAACATTCAATCAAGAATTTCTTGCGTCTTTTGAGGCATCTCAAAATAGATGTGCGTACAATTTTAATCGTCAAGACAACGTAAAGAATATTCAAGATGAAACTACAAATATGTGGGCAGGTCTTGATTTCAACGTATCTAAGATGGCCTGTACTATAGCGATGGAGTACTCAAACTCAGTAGTACATTATGTAGATGAGATATGTTTGAAAAACTCAAATACTGAAGAGATGGCAAAAACGCTAAGAGCTAAATATCCTGACTTAAAATTCATTTATCCCGACCCTGCTGGCTCGGCTCGGTCAACTCAGAGTAGTAAGTCAGACCACGCTCTGCTCAAAGAATACGGCTTTCTTGTGAGAGCTAGAAAAAAACATCCAACACAAAGAGATAGGATTAATGCTTTAAATAGAAAATTAAAGGATGCTGAAGGAAATATCACAATGTTTGTATCTCCTAAATGTGTAGAGCTAATAAAAGATTTAGAACAATGTCAGAGAGACGTTAAGACAGGTGGAATAGATAAAACCGACATCGAAAGAAGTCATTTTTTAGATGCGTGTAGTTACCCACTTGAATATCGCTTTTCTGTCTCAGTGTCTCGTGCATTTTCGACTAAATGGTAACGGTGTATTAAATGATAATAAGAGATTTAACAAGGGGTTCAATATTAGGAGCGATTAAGAATACGCTCAATGAGGTTGAATCAAAGCGAACACGAGAACGCTATACAATGATGAACTACTATGAGGGTATGAGTTCAGAGATGGAAGGCGACATACGAAAATACTTCGATTCAGATTCATTAAGACAGACGCCAATTATGACTGAATCCCTTACATCAAAATTGGTAAACGCTAGAGCGATTGTATTTAAACAAGCTCCTGAAAGACAGGTGGACGAGAGGTACAATGATTACATTGGAGACCTCGATTCTGCTATGCTTAGATTTGAAAGAATGTGCTATTTATTAGGCACGACAGCTATGAAATCACGTTGGAATGAGGAAGAGCAACAAATGGATTATGTTCCACTTGTAGAATTTTATCCCGTGTTTGAACAATACTCAGAAGACCCAGCAGGTGTCTTTTACCCTCTTTATAATTATTCAACCAAGCTAGACAGACGAGACCAAATGTTCGCTTATTGGTCTGACGAAGAGCATTTTCTAGTTAATGGTAAAGGAGAGATAATAAAGAATGACGAGAATCCCGACGGAATAAATCCTTATGGAGTTATGCCTATTGTCTTTGCTCATAGACAGGTTCTCACATCCGATTGGTTTAGAGAGGGAGCATCGGATATTGTTTCTATGAATAGAAGTATTAATATTATGCTTACAGAAATGTCTCTAGCGATGCGTCTTCAAATGCTAGGACAACCCGTTTTAACATCTATTGATGAAGCGTCAAAAATCAAACTGGGTGCAGATAAACCTCTTGTTTTGCCAGAAAATTCTGACTTCAGATTTGAAAGTCCAGGCGGAAATCTAAATCAATATATTGAAGCGATGAGATTCTTTGTTGATTCAGTTGCTTATAATAACAATCTAAAAACTAAGTGGTCAGTGGGTAAGGAGAGTATGATGTCAGGCGAGGCTCTAAAGATGTCTGAGATTGATTTAACTGAATCAGTTATGTTAGATGCTCAGATGGTATGGAGACCCGTAGAAGATGACAGATTTAAAATTGACAGAGCGATTATTGAATACGAAACTAACGTTACTTTAGATGAAGAGTATAGCGTTGACTTTACTGAGCCTAGATTTCCTGAATCAGCTAACGATACTAGATTGCAGTGGGAGTGGGAATGGAAAAATGGTCTTAGTTCAAAGCGTGATTGGTACAGAGCTAATAATCCCGATGCAACTGAAGACCAAATCTCCGATATTATAGACACGGTTGAATCAGAAGAGACTCCAGCACAAGAAGGCAGTCAACCAACACAACCAGCATTTACACTAAGGAACTCTCTTTAATGGCAATAAGTGAACAGTCAAGATTTGTTAGAGACTTCTATAATGGTAGGAACAAGATTGCAGATAATATCAAGTCAAGTGCAGATAACGTATTGAAAGCAATAGACCTAGACTCGATGCTAACGAACCCAACTGAATATTTGAAATTATTAGGCAACGAATGGTTAAAGACCCAGCAATCTGAATTTAAAAAAGCATTTAAAGTAGGCAGGAAACACGGTAAAGAGATAGTAAGAGAGTTCAATGGCAAGGATTAGAGTAGATGCAAAACAGCTACAACGGAATCTCGATTATATGATGCGTAAGGGATTGAAAGTTGATTTATCAAAGCAAATAAACGAGTCTGCTGGTATCGTTATTAAAGACATCAAAGAGGGTGTCGCAATCGGTCAGGATATTAATGAGCAAAGATTTAAACCACTAAAAAGAGCAACGGTAATTTCTAAGAAACGTAAGGGAATGCCATTTCCTGCGAACCCGTTGATAGGAACGAGTCAGATGACAGGTGCTTTAGGTGGTGCAGGAAAGGGAGCATATTTAAAAAAGAGAGCGACTTCATCAAATCAGGTTGCTCAAGTATCTGCTCCAATGAGTAAAGCTCCTTATGGAATTTACCATCAAGAGGGAAATATAAACTTACCTCAACGAAAATGGTTTGGAGTAAGTAGGACTGCTGAGAGAGAAATATTTAAGAATTTAAACAGTTGGATGAAGAGGTTAATTAATGGCAGACGCTGACGTTTTAAATATCGAAACAATGGTTCAGGACATTACTGAGCATATTGATAAAGCTAGTATGATAATAGAAATTCAGTTAGCAGGTTCGGTACAAAAAACAGTAGTGGACTTAGAGACCCTCATTCAACAAATGAGAACTGCTGGAGCTACGGACGATGTAATTCGAGAGGTCTTACAAAGAGACCTAGAAACAGGTGGGAGAATTTTTGGAGGATTGAGAAGTCAGTTTAGAGCGACAGGAGATTTTGGTGTAGCACAAATGAGTAATATCGGGAGTGCTTATGAAATGTCCAGTGCTGGATTAACTGAGTATCAATGGCAGACAGCAGGGAATAAGATTTGCGACGACTGTAAAGGTCGGAGTGGAGACACAAAAACGTGGCAAGAATGGGAGACCGTAGGACTTCCTGCTACTGGATGGAGCGTATGTGGAACGCATTGTAAATGCACCCTAGTTCCAACTGGAACAGCAATTAGTCCTATAAAGGTTCAGAATCTTGCCTATAACTAACTCACTAAAGAGGTAACAAATGTCAGATAGTCAAACAGACGTAAAACAAGCAGAAGCATCTCCTGAAGATGTAAAACCACAGGAGTCAAGTCAAGACGTTAACAATGATACAGTTCCTTACGCACGTTTTAAGGAAGTGAATAGCAACTACAAGGCTCTTAAATCCGATTTCGATAAACTCAATGCAAAATTGAACGACATCGAAGAAAGCAAAATGATTGCAGAGGGCAAAAAAGACGATGTGATTGCTACTCTAAAGGGGTCGAACTCTGATTTATCCAAAAAGGTTGAGACGTTGGAAAATTACGTCAATGATGAGCGTTCGAGATTGCTAGAAGCCTTCCCTGAGGAAAAACGTGAATTGTATGCTGGAGTGGATTTACTCGTATTACGAGATATGGCTTCAGATAGAAATGAATTAACAAATAAAAAGGTAGGTGTTGAAAATAAGAGGGGTGGGACGACTATGTCAGCACCCAAAGATTTTCACGAACTGACAACGGAAGAAAAAAGCGACCCAGCAGTTTGGAGCAACTATCTTGAACGCTTTAAAAGGAAATAAATAAATTATGGCTTATGGAGCAGGAACAGGTGCAGGAATTTCAGGATTAACTGAAGTTGATGCGTTTATACCTGAAGTGTGGTCTTCTGCCGTCTTTGGTTATCTTGAAAGAGCTTTAAAATGGCGTGATAAAGTAGATGATTATTCGTCTATGGTATCAGCAGGTGGAGATAGAATCCACGTTCCGACAATAACTGAAGTTGCAGTACAAGACAAAGCACAAAATACAGCAGTTGAATATGATGCAACCACTGAATCAAAAGTAACCCTAGTGATTGACCAACATAAATACGCAAGTAAAATGTTTGAAGATATTGGAATGGTTCAAGCAAACGGTGGTTTAATGGCTAAATATGCAGAGGCTTTAGGCTATGCACTAGCTAAACAAATTGATGCCTCTATTGCAGGTATGATTGATGCAGGTATCTCAAGTGGTGCAACTCTTGGAACTGATGACACTTTAACAGATGCTGAAATGGAAACAGCTTTAGCATCTTTAGGTGAAGCAGACCTCGATTATAGAGATGGAAACTTAACCTTTATGGTTAACCCAACTCTTTATGCTGACCTATTGAATAACGCTAAGTTCGTTCGATATGACGCAAGAGGCGATGGCGGTGCATTAGCATCAGGTCGTTTAGGTGAACTCTATGGAATCCCTGTAGAGATGACTAACGCACTTGGTTCAGGTGGTACAGCAGTTAGTGGTGTAATTTTTCACAAGTCTGCTGGAGCAGTCGCTTTTCAACAAGGCGTACGTTCTCAGGCGCAGTACGATATTGATTATCTATCAACTAAGGTAGTTTTCGATTGTGTGTACGGACGGAAAATTATCCATCCAACTCGTGGATACAAATTCACAAACGCTAGTTAATTAGCGTATAACCAATGAGTGAGGCGAGGTCTCAGATTGGCTTTTGAGACCTCTAATCGCTCGAATATGGAGTTTTTATGGCAAGTAGGACAGATTTATCGAATCTATCAGTAGCTCAAGGTTACAAACAAATTATGATTGTAGGAGATTCTGATGGTATTCACGCATCAACGGTTAGGAGAGTCTATGATGGAGACGGAACTGCGTCTGATTTAGAATTATCAGGGAACGCTGTCAACGTAAAGACTCAGCTAAAGATTGCAGGGAGTGGAATCACGGCAACAGCAAACGAGCTTAACCAATTAGATGACAAAACGGTTGGCGGAACAAACGCTGACGACATCGTAGATATTGCGACAGCTCAAGAATTAACAAATAAAACCATTGACGGAGGTACGTTCTAATGGCAAATAAAATCATATTAAAAAGAGGTGCTGATGCCAATGTTAGTTCTCTTACTCCTAATAGTGTAGGTGAGCCGGCTTGGGGTACTTCTGACAATAAACTTTATGTCGCAAGTGGGACAAGTTCAGGTAATTGGGAATGGGTTGGTGCGCCGATTCAAGCTCAAGCAGACTTGGATAATTCATTCACTGAGGCGACAGATAAAAAATTAGCATCAAGTAAAGCAATTAAAGATTACGTTGATGCTCAAGTAACAGCACAAGACTTAGATTTTTCTACAGACTCAGGTTCGGGTGCAGTTGACCTAGATTCTCAAACACTTGCTCTGACAAGTGGAGAGGGTGTTGACATTACTCACTCAGGACAAGCAGTAACGATTGCAGGTGAAGATGCTACGACAACTAACAAGGGTGTGGCGAGTTTTGCAAGTGCTGACTTTACAGTTTCAAGTGGTGCAGTTTCAATCGCAAGTATTAGTAACTCTCAGATTGATAACAGTTCAATAACTGTATCGGACAGTTCAAATACATCACCTGTCAATCTTGGTGGAACACTTACGATTCAAGGAACATCAAACGAAGTTACTGTGGCAGAAGACGCAGGAACGTTTACAGTTGGACTACCTGATGACGTTACAATCGGAGGCGATTTAACAGTAAACGGCACAATGACCACTGCGAACGCTCAACAAGTTGAGCTTGGCGATGTCAATATAATGATGGCAAAAAACAACTCTGCCAACTCAGTTGATATTGGATTCTTTGGTAAGTACGTTTCAAGTGGAACTAAATACAAAGGTATTTTTTCAGACCAAGACAACTCAGATACTTGGACATTTTTTAAAGGTTCGGGGACAGAACCAGCGAATACAGTTGATACTACAGATGGGACTTACGCTTTAGCAGGTATTAAGTGTGCTAGTGTAGATGGAGCTACGTTGGATGGTGGAACGTTCTAATGGCGAACACAATCATTTTAAAAAATCGCAGTAATACAAGCAGTCCTAAACCAAGTACAGGAGACCTGACAAGTGGAGAATTGGCAGTAAACTATCACGCTGACGTGAGCAAACTTTACTTCAAAGATTCAGCTAGTACGATTCGTGAAGTCCCTGACGCAACTGCTGTCAGCGACGAGGCAACTGCTTTAGCAATAGCTTTAGGATAATAATATGGCAAATACATTCAAAAACGACAAAGAAAGGCTAATTGGGACTAGCGAGGTTTCGGTCTATTCAGTAGGAAACACATCAGGACATAAAACGATTGTTATTGGATGTAGTCTTGCTAACAGAAAAACCAATTCAATTACAGTAGATGTCTTAGTTTATGAAACTGATAATAGCACATCTTACTACTTGGTTAAAGACGCACCGATTCCTACTGGAAGTTCTTTGGAAATTATGGCAGGGAACAAGCTAGTTTTAAATCAAGACGAGGAAATCAGAGTGAAAGCAAGTGAAGCCTCTGCTGTAGATTGCTTACTCTCAATAATGGAGATTACTTAATGGCATATTTTGGCAATAAGCCTTCTGACCAAGCGATAAAGATTGGTGAAAATACAATACTTTCATCAATGATTGATGATGGGGTAATTGTAGATGCTGATATAAATGCAAGTGCCTCAATTTCCGTATCTAAAACTCAGTTAGCAGGTGGAACAGGATTAACGCTTTCAACTAATACGCTTAGTGTTGATGCAAGTCAAACTCAAATAACTTCAGTTGGAACTATAGGTACAGGAGTATGGCAAGGAACTAAGGTTGCAAGTGCTTATTTAGACGATGACACCGCTCATTTATCAGGTAGCACATTTACAGGAACAGTATCTTTAGGTGATTTAGATATAATACCAACTTCATCTAATGTATCTGTTATAAAACACGATAGTGGTAGTGGTTCATTAACTATACAAGGCGACCAAGTTAATATCAAAAATAGGGCAGGAGATGCGTCAGGTTTACAATACAATGATGGCGGTGGAGTTACTTTTCCAAATAATGTAATTATAGGAGGAGAAAATGCTACTCCTGAAGTCGAATTGTTTTACAATCATTCTAATGGTAGTGATTATAAATCATATTTAAAATTAGCAGGTAACGATTTAGAAGTTCGTGGTAGTAGTGGGACTATGGAGTTTTATACAGGTGCAGTAGATGGAGATTCATCAACTTTAGCTCTTTCAATTGATAGTTCACAGAACGCTACTTTTGCAGGTTGGGTATATGTAGATAATAGAGTAATGGGGGCAAGTGGAGATATTAGAGTTGGTTCAAATGATGGTAACGAAATGTTACATCTATTAGCAGATGGTACTGCAAAAATTGACACAGCAGGAACTACAGCCTTAACTATAGATTCATCACAGAGAATTGGAATTGGTACTGCTTCGCCAGCAAGTACGCTTGAAGTTGCAGGAAAATTAACTGTTGATGATTCAAATGCATATATTGACTTAAAAAGAAGTGGAACAACCATATCTACAATAGGAGCTGATGCAAC